GTTACCTCGTCGTGAAGGTGGTAGAGGAACTGAAATCACCACACTTCCAGGTGGACAGAATCTTGGTGAAATCACAGATATTGAGTATTTTAAGAAAAAACTTTTCCGTTCTCTAAATGTTCCTACATCAAGAATGGATGGAGAAGGTGGATTTAATCTTGGTCGTTCTTCAGAAATCTTAAGAGATGAAGTTAAGTTTAGTAAATTTGTTGCTCGTTTAAGAAAAAGATTTTCTGTAATGTTTAGTGATATGCTCAAGACTCAATTGATTCTGAAGAACATTATTACTCCAGAAGATTGGGACATAATGAATGAACACATTCAGTATGATTTCTTATACGATAATCATTTTGCCGAACTAAAAAATTCAGAATTGCTAAATGAAAGACTTACAATGGTTGCAACAGCAGAACCATATGTTGGTAAGTATTTTTCACAGGATTATGTAAGAAGAAATATTCTTCGTCAGACTGATACTGAAATTATTGAACAGGATGATTTGATTAAAAAAGAAATTGAGAATGGTATTATTACAGATCCAAATCAACCTATAGACCCAGCAACAGGAATGCCAGCAGACCCGACATCTCAAATGGATTTGGGTCAACCAGTGATGGAGCCAGATTTAAAAGGTGACGAACAAATCGTTGAACCAAGGCAAAAAGCAATGGAAATGCCGAAGGGTGGGGAGATATAAATAAAACAGTTATGTCTAATGGCAATAAAAAATGGATGATTTAATGGATATGATTATTAGTGATGAATCGCCATCGCAGATCAGTGATAAGATAAAAGATATGTTATTTTCCAAGTCGGCAGAAAGAATTGATGCTTTCCGACCCGTTGTATCATCCGCAATGTTTGGTGATTCTGAAGTTGAAAACGAAGAGTAATTAAGAATTTATAAATAACTAAAAGTGTATCTCATAAAATAATGGCTCATAGACCAGTTGGGGCTGGATCCTCATTCAACTTCACCGCAGGAACTGCATCAACATCTTCGGCATTCTCTGTTCAATCAGATGTTGTAAGAGTAGTTGCTGTAGGTGGTGCTGCATTTGTTGCCGTCGGAGCAACTCCTTCTGCTACTAATGCTGATTATTATGTTTCCTCTGGTGAAACTGCAACACTTGCGCTCACAAAGGCATCTAATCGTGTTGTTGGAGTGACAACAGGAACCACAACAATCGTGACTGTACCCGAAGGAACTCAAATTCCTTTTGGTGTTGGAGATTATGTAACTCTGAGTGGTTCAACACATCACAACTTCACACATCAAAGAGTTATTTCGGTTGATACTTCTGCCGGAGTTTCTGGTTATTTTCAGTCAAGAATGACTGTAGATTATAACTCAAGTGGTATTGTAACAACATTCTCATCCACAAATTCTTCTGTTATTACATCAAATAAAGTTTCTGCATTTGGTACTGGTGCAGGAGTTATATATTACCAACAAGTTCAACTCACATCTCAGGCATAAAAAAATGAAACTTATTACCGAAGAGATTGAATCAGTAGAAGTAATTACCGAAGAAAGAAATGGTAAAAAAACTCTCTATATCAAAGGACCATTTCTTCAGACCGAACAACCAAATCGGAATAAAAGAATTTATCGTATGCCCGTGATGGAACGTGAGGTCAAAAGATATACAGAGCAATATGTAAATAAAGGTCGTGCTCTTGGTGAACTAGGACATCCTGATGGTCCAACAGTTAATCTGGACAGAGTTTCTCATCAAATCACAGAACTTTATCGTGATGGTAATAATTTTATTGGAAAGGCAAAAATTCTTTCCACTCCTATGGGTAAGATTGCCGAGGCACTTCTTAAAGAGGGTGTGATGCTCGGTGTTTCTTCTCGTGGTATTGGTTCACTAAGACCAATTCAAAATGGTTATAGTGAAGTTGGTGAAGATTTTATGCTCGCAACTGCTGCTGATATTGTTGCAGACCCCTCTGCACCTGATGCATTCGTTCAAGGGATTATGGAAGGTAAGGAATGGGTATGGGATGGTGGAGTGCTCCGCGAGCATTCTGCAAGAAAAATCTACAATAGAATCAATACATTAGTTTCACAAAAAAACCTGGAAGAGAATAGATTGAATCTTTTCAACGATTTCCTAAATTCGTTGTAAATTATTAAATTATAAATAAATATAGATTTCATAAAAAGAAAATCGGAGAGTTCAAATGTCTCGTGGAGATTTACAAGAAATGGAAGTAGGCACAAAGCAATCCAAAACTGCTGTGAATGCTAGTTCATCAGCACAAGATCCAATGGCCAGCTTGAGTGGTTTAACACCAGGTCAAACTGGTAGTTATGAAGATCTCGGTGGTCCTACACCTGAGAATTATCGTTCTGATGATGATTCTGCAAAACTCAAGACTCCTGAAGGAACACTCAAGCAAGTTAGAGATGTTGTTAATAAAGGTGCAAAGAGTGCAGATCCTATGAAGGATATGGCAAAAGAAGATGCTGATTATGATGAAGAAGATGAAGAGCTCGTAGAGGAGCATGATGAGGAAGAAGAGGAAGATGAAAAAGATAAGAAAAAAAATGGTAAAAAAGGTAAAAAGGAAGAAGATGACGAAGAGGAAGATGATGAGGATCTAGAAGAAGATTTTGATCTTGAAGAAGATGTAAATGCTCTTCTCGGTGGAGAAGAACTCTCCGAAGAGTTCAGAGAAAAGGCAAAACTTGTTTTTGAATCTGCACTCAGATCAAAAATTAGTGAGATCAAAGAATCTCTTGAGATTAGATATGCTGAAGCACTTGTAGAAGAAATTGAAGAAATCAAAGAAGCATTGAATGATCGTGTAGATTCTTATCTTGAGTACGTTGCTGATGAGTGGTTTGCTGAAAACACACTCTCAATTGAAAAGGGCCTGAAGGAAGAACTCACCGAGTCCTTCTTGACTGGTCTAAAAGGACTTTTTGAAGAACATTATGTATCAATCCCTGAAGATAAATATGATGTTTTAGAGAGCATGGTAAACAAACTTGATGATATGGAGACGAAACTCAACGAGCAGATTGAGAAAAACGTTTCACTCAACAGTCGTCTCTCAGAGTCGGTTGCTGATGGAATCTTAGATCAAATTTCTGATGGTCTTGCGTACACTCAGAAAGAGAAGCTCGCCTCACTTGCCGAAAGTGTAGAGTTTGAAAGTGAAGCAGAATATCGTGAAAAACTGGAGACTCTGAAGGAATCTTATTTTCCAACAAAAATGATTTCTCCATATGCTAAAACCGAAACCCTTTCTGAGGGATTAGATTCGGCACAAGAATCTGTTTCAGGTTCTATGGCTGCGTATCTAAACACACTTTCAAGATTTAGCAAATAATTGAATTTAGTATAATTCAAACAAAAACATTCACTTACAAAAGGTAAAAGCAAATGTTCCAATCCGAACAATTGCAGAACAAGTGGGCACCACTTCTCAACTATGAAGGTCTTGATCCAATCAAAGATTCTCATCGTAGAGCAGTAACCGCAGTTCTGCTAGAAAACCAAGAAAGATTTTTAAGAGAGCAATCCTCATTTGATAATGGTTCATTATCAATGTTGATGGAAGCACCAACCAACAGTGGTAATGCTGCTGGTGCATCTGGTGCATTTGGTGGTAGTTCATCCGCTGGCGGACCTACTGCTGGTTTTGATCCCGTATTGATCTCACTCATTCGTCGTTCAATGCCCAACCTGGTCGCATATGACCTTGCTGGTGTACAACCAATGAGCGGTCCTACTGGACTCATCTTCGCAATGCGCTCACGTTACACCAACCAGTCTGGTACAGAAGCATTCTTCAATGAAGTAGATTCTGCATTCTCTGGTCAGGATGCTGGTCGTGACGAAACCGCAGGATTCTCTGATACTGCTGCTGGTATTGGTACCACTGCTCAAGGTGGTGTTAACCCTGCAGTTCTCAACCCTGTTGGTACTGCTACTTCTACTGCCTACAATGTAGGTCAGGGAATGGTTACTGGTGATGCAGAGAACCTTGATGGTACTGGTGCTGATGCATTCAACCAGATGGCATTCTCAATTGAGAAAGTCACTGTGACTGCAAAGTCACGCGCACTGAAAGCTGAGTATTCATTAGAACTGGCACAAGACCTTAAGGCAATTCACGGTCTGAATGCTGAGGCAGAATTAGCAAATATTCTCTCTACAGAGATTCTTGCTGAAATCAACCGTGAGGTTATCAGAACCATCTACAAGGTGGCTGAGCAAGGTGCTGTACAGAATACCGCAACTGCTGGTATCTTTGACCTTGACATTGATTCCAACGGTCGTTGGTCAGTTGAGAAGTTCAAAGGACTTCTTTTCCAGATTGAGCGTGATGCTAACGCAATCGCACAAAGAACTCGTCGTGGAAAAGGCAACATCGTAATGTGTTCTGCTGACGTTGCTTCAGCACTCACAATGGCAGGTGTTCTTGATTATACCCCTGCTCTGAACTCCAACCTCAATGTTGATGACACTGGCAGTACTTTTGCTGGTACTCTGATGGGTAAATTCAAAGTTTATATTGACCCATATTCTGCTAACCTAACTTCGAGTAACACAACTCCAGGTAATCAGTATTATGTGGTTGGTTATAAGGGATCTTCCCCTTATGATGCTGGATTGTTCTATTGCCCTTATGTTCCTCTCCAAATGGTTCGTGCCGTTGGTGAGAACAACTTCCAACCAAAAATTGGCTTCAAGACCCGTTATGGTCTAGTTGCTAACCCATTCGCAGAAGGAACTGATCAGG